TCCTGGCCGGCCTCTGTGGCGACATCCTTTAACGTCTTGTCGTCCCAATGCTTCTGCGCCGGCTGCTTCGCCTTGCCCTTGGTGTCGAAGCCTTTCCCCGACACGGTGATGGTCTGTCCGCCGCTGCGTGAGCGCGTCGATCGCACCTCGTCGACGACGCCCTCAAACACGCGGGCGACGCCCTCATTGTCGCCGAGGTCGACCGTGATCGGATCTCCATCCGGCGGCAGCAGGACGACGCCGTCGGTGTCGTCGATCTCCATGCTGACGGTGTCGCTGGTAACGCCAGCCTTGTCGGTGACGGTGAGGCTGATCAGGCGAGGCAGGATCGCGGACGAAACGTTCTGCCCACCGATATTGATGACGCAGACGGTCTTCTTCACTTGCCCCAGAGCCTCACGACCTGGCGCTGCACCGGCGTCTTCTCCGGAGCGTCGATCGGGATGACGACCGCGGTGCCGACCGGGATGAACTCGCCCTTGTCGGCGAGGTTCGTATTGAGGGCGAGGATCCGCTCGACAAGCCCCGGCGTCCGCGAGCGGAATCGCCGCCACACCAGCAGGTCGATGGGCATGGCGTCGGACTGAACGATGATGGTCTCGAAGGTCGTGGTCATCCGAGGATCCCGGCGATCGAGGCGAAGAAGTTGGCGGCGTTCGGTGGATCCGACCGCCGCAGGTTGATCTCGATGTCGACCACTCGGCCGACGCCCTGCGGTCCGAGGTAGGTGTGCCGCTCCGAGATCCGCTCGACGGCGAACCATCCCATCGGCACGCCGTCGCCGCGCATGAGGTATTGCGACATCCCGCTCATTCGCATGTCGTTGAGATCCGACACGCTGCCTAGCCCGCCCAGCTTTTCCGGGAAGAGCCGGGCCGCGATGCGCACGGTCTGCGGCCCGTCGCCGACGAACTCCAGCGGCGGCCGTCGCCCCATGACCGGCTTCTCGACGATGCCAGCCGCGGAATCGCTGTCGAAGGTCTGCGGATTGAACGGGTAGATCTCGAAGATCACCCCGCCAAGCTGATAGAGCACGTCATTCAACTCCGGTGTCGGCGTGGATGCCGCGTAGGCCCTGGCCGAGCGAAGGCGCTTGCACCTTCGTGTTGTTGATGCCGTTCAGGGCGCCCTGCAGTTCGCGCGCTTTCGCAATCGCCTGGTCGAGCGAGGTGGTGTCCACAGTCGGCGCTACGTTGACGTCCGACACCTCCTCAAGCGACGTCTTGGTCTGGTCGGCCTTCGACTGGAGATCCATCAGGGCGCGTCCGCGCGCCCCTTCGGGATCGGCCTTGAACTCATCTTGCGCGCGGCGCGAGCGTTCGATAGCGGCGGGATCGAGCGTGTTCGTGCTGTTCCCACCGTAGCCATGTTCCGGGAGGGCGGTCGGCATCGCCGGCGAACCGCCCTTCATCTTCTCCCAGAGCTGGGCTGGCGTCTGATCCAGTACCTCGGGATGAGGGATGTGGTCGGCCACCGCCAATCCTGCGGCGATGGCGAGCCCGTACATGCCTGCCTTTGTCGCCAAGGTGCGCGCGAGGCTGCCAGAGGCAGCGGTAGCCCCAACTGCGCCCGCAGCACCAGCAACACCAGCGCCAGCCGCAGCAGAGGCGCCCGTGAGCCCCGCAGCCCCCGCGACAGCGCTGAGTACCGCGACGCCGGCGCGGGCGCCCGACAGGAAGTACAGAGCCCCGGCGAGCGCCCGCACAGACGCGGTAAACGTGGCGATCGCCAGAGCGGCGCCGCCTATCGTAGCCGCCCATCCGAGTATGTCGCCCCAATCGGTGCCGAAGAACTTCAGCAAGGGCTCAGTGAGATCGTTGATCCCGCTCGCGAGCTCGCGACAAGCCTGCCCCATCGTCCGGAACCGCCCGAAGATGACCGCAAGTTGGTCGGTGTCCTGGTCGAAGCTCGACATATTGCCGAGCACCAGGTTCATCAGCGTGTCGAGCGCCGTCTTGAGATCAGTGATGCCACCAAAGCCCATGCCGGAGGCAAAGCCGCCGATCGCCTTGCCGATGCGATCGAAGATCGATACCCGCTGGTCAAGGGTATTGAGGCCTTGGGTGAAACTGTCCAAGAACGTCGTCACGACCGGCATGACCTTGTTGCCGATAGCGATCTGAAGGTTCTCCGCCGACGCCCGGAAGCGATCAAAGGCGGCCTGCGAGGTCTGGATGCGGCGCGCGAAATCCGCTTCCACCATGCCCGATGCCGAGAGCGCCTGCTCTCGAATCTTGCGGTAGCGTTCCGTGTCTTGAAGGAGCGCCAGCATGCCGAGTTGGGCTTGCCGATCCTCGAAGAGGTCGCCGATGGTGGCACCCTTCGCCATCGCCTTGCGCGTGGTCTCGACCATCGCCTCGATCGGCGACATGCCCCTCTTCGTGAGCTTCTTCATTTCCTCGCGGAAATTGATGCCCATCTTTTTGAAGGCCTTCTGCGTCGTCGGGGTGCCGGCCTTCTGCAAGACGTTGATCAGATTGGTGGCCGCCTCCTCGGCATTGCCGGCGCCCTGGCGCACGACCTGCAGCGCCGCGGCGAGATCCGCCGCACCCTTCACCCCCTTGATGCCGAGGTTCTGGCCCAGCGCCGTGATCGAAGGAAAGTAGCGAGCCATATCGCGAAGCTCGAAGGCGCCTTCCTTGCCGCTGGCCGCCATCGCGTCGAAGGCCTTGATGACCTGGTTTGACGGCACTTTCAGATTGGCGAACACCGCCTGGCCGGCGCGGGCGATATCGTCCGAGGCGGCGCGGTAGGCAGTGGCGGTCTTATTTATGGCCGGGAGCATTCCCAGCGCGTTGCTGACGTCCTCCTCATTCGTCTTCCCGCCAAGCCCGAGGCCGAGCAGCGTGTCGACGGTGCCGGCCGTTTCCTGCGCTGTCCTGCCGGTCTGCGTGCCGATCGCCCGGATCCGCTCGCCGAGGCGCTGCAGGCCGGTGCCGGCGAGGTCGGCTTTTTGGCCGATATCCTCGAGCGTGGTCTCGAAGGCCAGCGACTTGCTGATCGGCTCGCCAAAGGCGCGCTTCAGCGCGAAGCCGACGACCGCCGCAGTCGCGGTGATGCCGAGCAACTGGTTGCGAAAGCGTCCCGCCGCCTTGGCGTTGTCGTCCAGCACCGAGCCGATGCCGCCCCGGAATCCCGATGCGACACGGCCGAGCCCCCGAAGTGACGCCGCGGCTCCCCTCGCGGGACCGGAGATGCCATCGATCAGCCTGACCAGCAGGGTCGACGTTAGCTGCCCCATATCACCCCAAGCGCTTTACGCGCGCAGCGGTCCCCATCCATTCCAGGAGCTCGCCGGCGTCTTTCTCTTCAAGGATGTTGATCGGGGTGCTGAGGGTGCGAGCGATCAGCCCGATGACGTCCCGCCATTCGCTGGCGCCCCATCCCCAAGGGCAGCTTCCAAAAAACCGGACGAGGCCTCGACGATGGCGCCGATGTCTTCGAAATCCAGCTCCCCGGCCGCCTCGATGCCGATGCCAGTCAGAATGCCGGCGATCGCCACCATCGCTTCGAAAGCTTCTTTGCCTGGCAAGGCTTTCCCACCAGCCTCGCTCTGCTCAGCGAACGCGACCAGTGCGGGTAGATGCGGCGCGAGCGCGATCATGTCGCGCCCCTTCGGCCGGCCGACCGTGACTGCCTCTATGCGCTTCTCGTTGAAGTCAATCGGATGTTTCAGCTTGATGATCTCAGCCATAGGTCACCCAGCGCTCGGAATGGCCAAGGCCTGGTTGAAGCCGGGATCCGGATCGACCCCGCCCAGGCGCAGCGTGTTGGTGAAGAAGTCGTAGTAGAGCTCCTCCGCCCCGTCGAAATACACCTCGTAATGCAGGCACTCGTTGAGGGCATAGTCGTGCCCCATCGATTCCCCGCGGGTGAAGGCATCCGGCGCGATCTTCGAGAGGCGGGCTTCCATGATCGCCTTCGCCTGGATGACCCGGCCGGAGCGCTTGTCACGGATCGCGCCGTAGGCGGTATAGGTGCGGCGCTGCTGCGTGCTGGCGCCGAACTGGCGTAGCAGCAGCATGTCCCAGCCTTCGAGCTTGAACGTGGGCTCGAGCTTCTGCACGCCGACCGCGAACTCGACGCCGAGCTTGCCGCCGCCAGGCATGTGATCGACGAGGACCTCCTGAAGGTCAGGCAGCTTCAGCTCTTTCAGCGTCAGCTTCTTGTCCTTTTCCGGGTCGTGATCCCCGCAGAAGAGGTTCGCCCCTTCCATGATGTAGACGTTGCTCGGCATGTGCGGAGCCTCCGGTTCGAGAGCTTATGATCAGGCGTTGACGTCGAGCGTCGCGATCAGATCGTCGAGCAGCGCGTCCAGCGCCGGGCGATATCGGGCGCTCTCGATTCCGAGGTGGCGCAGCACGGGCGGCTCTTCAGCCTGGAAGCCGACGGTGAAGCGGCCGAGCCGGAGTTGCTCGGGCGAATTCTTGTCGCGCGTGAAGCCCACGCGGAAGCCGAGCAGATCGCCTTCGGCCTGGATATCGCGCAGCGCGAAGGTCATCGTGTTGAGGACCGACTGAATGGTCTGCGCGGTGATGTTGAAGCGGCCGAGGTAGTACCGCAGCGTCTTGATGAAGATCAGGTGGATGTAGTCGCGGCCGCGGACCTGATTGTAGAACTGCCACAGCGTGTCTTCGGAGCAGGTATCGGTGCCGACATAGACATAGCCGCCGTCGGCGATGGCTCCGTCCGTGTTCTCGCCGCGCACGATGACACCGATATTCTGCGCCAGCAGCGCCTGGCCCTCGGTAGCACCATCGAGGATCGAGAAGGCAATGGGGCGCGAGGCGCCGACAATGCCGCCGATGGCCTGGTTCGCCCACGAATGGAACGGTCGCCCCTGGAATTCGTGGTCGCGCTTCACGGCGATGCCGATGATGTAGGGCGAGGCCGGTACGACCACGACCTGCGCGTCATCGAGGATCTTCACAGCCGGGTCGACCGGGATGATGCGCTTTGAGGAGATCGTCTCGCGCCAGTTGATCGCCGCGGTCATCGTGGTGGCCGGACCATCGACCACCGCGACGGCGAAGAGGCGATCGAGCAGCGTCGGCAGGCCGGCGACGATCGGGTTGCTGGCGGTGTCCACGACCACGGTCGCCGCTGCGCCGGCGCCAGCGCCCCCGCTGAAGGCGATGGTCGGAGCGGAGGTGTAGCCGTTGCCCGGGTTCGTGATGGTGACCCCGACCACCTTGCCGGCATTCGGGCCGGTACCGAGCACCGCGGTGCCGGCCGCGCCAGTGCCACCACCACCGGAAAACGCCACAGCCGGCGCCGAGGTATAGCCCGAGCCGGCGTTCGTCACGTTGATGGCGCCGATGCCATTCACCGACTGCGAGGTGTAGCCCGGGACGCAGATCAGGCGCGGCGTGACGCCCAGCAGGGTGCCCGCGTCGAGCAGCGCATACATGCCGGTCTTGGCATTGATGTCGCCGATCAGGTTCTGCAGCGTCTCCGCGACGCTTTCGCCTTCATCGACGATCACGCAGACGATCTGCGCCGCCACCTGGAATTCACCGAGCTGCTGATTGATGCCGGCGACGGCGTCATAGATCGTGCCGTCGCTGCCCAGCGCCGCGAGCACCGTGGTGTCATCGGAGAAGAAGCTGAACGGGATGTCGCGGGGATAGTCGTCGGCATCGGAATTCGGCGCGGTCCCGACCAGGCCGACGATGCTCATGTTGGTGACAACTGCCGGGCGGGGCTCGTTGTCGATCGTGTTAATCGCAATACCGAAAATGGGATCGCTCATCTGAGCCTCCAGTCAGGGCGCCCCTGCGGGCAACAAAAAAGGCCCGCAGGGGAGCGGGCCTTTGGTGGACGCGGCACGGCGGATGTTCAGCCTTCTATGCGGGCGGCCAGTGCGTGTCGGCGGCGTAATCTGCCGGGATCGGATAGGAAGCCTGCAACACGAAGCTGGCCGCCCAGATCGGCTGGCGGTGCGCGCCGGCGGCTAGAAGGATCGCCTGCCATTCTGTCGCGGTGACCGTGGCAGGCCCAGTGTCGGTCACGATCTGGATCGTCGCTTCGGGCGTGCCCAGGGCGAGCGCCGCCTGCGAGAACTGCGTGACCTCGGCCCAGCCCAACATGTCGGCCGACGTGGTGCCGATGCGGTGCACACCGCGAGCGTCGCCGAAGTCGTAGTCGAAGCCGAGGGCGAGGCGGCGGTCGCGCTCACCGACGACATCATCGACGGTCAACACGATGTCGGCGAGCGCATAAGTCTCGCTGCACACCCCGCTAGCGACCGCGTAGGTAGGAGATCCGACGCGTCGCTTGCCCTCGGGAGGGTCGGCCGCCGGGATGACGTCGAACACCATCACATCGCCGAAGCGATCACCGACCCTGAGGCCGCTCGTCGAGCCTCGCCCGGGAATGTCCACCCACGCGCTCTCTTGGAAGAGGCGCAGAATGCTGTTCGGAAGGCGCACGAGAGCATGCATGCGTTGGCTCACCTGAAAGAGATTGCCGCGGCCAATTCATGGCCAGTCACGGCGATCGAACGCGGCGTCGCCTGCGGCACATTCGAGGCGCTTGCGCACCCCGCCCGAAACGCCGTCCCGTTGATGGCTTCAGTGTCGCGGGTCAGACCGGTCCACGATCCATTTGACCCGGTCGAAGTCGTGATGCTGGCGGCAAACACGGCGCCGCCGTCCTCGGTGTTGACGTTCGGCTGGTAAGGGCTCGTGCCGTCGGAATTCCAGTCGACACGGGCCTGAGAACGAAGCCCGGTCATCCGATAAACGAACGCATAGATGCCGTATCGCGACGAGCTGAAATTGACCGCGATCGTGCCCGTCGGCCCGGCCGAAACCCGCGCCATCCACGCTTGAAGGTTCGTCGTGCTGCTTCCACCGTCCTTCCGGACTGCGGTCTGTCCGCCGATCGTGAACGACGTCACCGACGCATTCGACGGGCCGAGTTGAGCGAGCCAGATCAGAATGTCGCGGTCATCCGCCTCTACCCCGAAGGACACCCCCGGCAGGCTGTAGGAACTCTGATTCGACGTGTTCCCCGCGAGGGTCACATAGCTCGCGACCAGCGGCGCCAGCGGCGGGAGGCCGATCGTCGGCGGGAAGTTTGCCGGATCAAGAATGAGGCGCGAGTTCCGCCGCAGGACCGCCGGCGCGGCCAGCTTCGGAGCCGGCCGGATCAGTGCCGGCCGCTCCGGAATGACCAACGGCGGGGGATGAGCGATCATGTCTGAAGCTTACGAGTGAAGTAGCTGGCGAAGCCGTTCGTCACGTTCACATAGACCCGGTGCCGGTGACCCGATGTCGTCGTTA